CAGCAGCTGAGGCGCCTGGGCCTGCAAGGCGTGCATCTTGTCGGCAAATTCAGTAGCCGCCGTGGCATTGCCGCCAAAGGTATCGACCACCCACTCCCCTGCTCTGCGCACCATACCGGCACCACCCGTGACGGCTTTATGCTCCTGAAGAATACCCAGAAGATCATCAATCTGAGTCTCGGCCACCTGTAGGCTAGCATCCCCTTGCGCCTCTTTCGCCTTCTCCTTCATGTCGGTCTTGCTGCCGGGGATGACCTTCAATGTGGGTACATCCTTGGTTAAGTCCCATTCCATGTCTGGAGGCGCTTTGCCTCCAACCTTGGCGAGGTTGGCCGCTTGAGTCCTTCGTAGAGCGGTTTCAGCCTGTTTATAGGCATCATCGAATTTAGCGCTATTGGCAGCAGCTAATTCAGCTTTGGTCTTGGCTTGTTGCAATGCCAAGTCGGCAGCTTCCTTCTGCCTAGGGATGTTCTGCTTTATGGTATCCAGCATCCCACTGGACTGAAGTTCGGCAAAAGACATCTGCACCAGTTTAGGGTCTAGCGGTTTCTTGAGTTCAGACTGGCTTAGGAGCTTGAAAGACTGCCAGCTTCTTTCATCTGTAACCGCTCCAATATGGCCCCCCACCCATTCCGCGGTATCCTTCATATCCTGAGATTTCTGCTCTTCGATCTTGGCCTGTTTAGACTCAACATCAACAGCTTTTTCGCCTATTTCCAGTGCTTTCTCTGGATAACCTTGGCTCGCATAGAAGTCAGCCATATGGTAAGCGTCATTGATAAGCTTATTTTCTGGTGATTCTCCTGGCTGTCCTGGCGTACTCGATAGCTTCTGCATTTCAGCGCTGACTTTTTTCTGCAGATCCTGAGCGGTTTTAAGGCCCTGCAGTGTCATCTGTTCCTCTTCAAGCTTCATCCCGCCTTCCAGAATCTTCTGCTGACCTTCCTGCATGGACAGATCGAACAGCTGCTTGCTCTGGCTGTAGTCCTGATAGGCCTGTATGCCCCCGGAGAGCCACATGGGCTGGCCATCGCTCATGGCATGGCACCTGTGTAGCCGGTATCCAATACGCCCCAGCCAGGGCTCTGTGAGAGTCCTTGGGCATAGGAACTGACGCTAGCACCGCCTCCGCCGAACAATCCGCTGTTTGCGCCAAGTAATCCCAGAAAGCCGAGTTGCCCTACGATTCCGCCCAGCTGGTTTCCAGCCTGCCCCTGCGCCCCGCTAGCTGCAGCAATATTCTGCGCGCCGCTCGAGGCGGACTGCGTGCCGGACATGCTCGCGAACAGCTGTTCCTGGGCCGATAGTTGCTGTTGACCGAACGATTGCCCGTAAGCCTGTAGCGATCCAGCCTGATTGCCGGAACCCAGAAAGCCAGCAGCTGCGGTATTCCTGCCCACGGCATTCTCCCCTTGCTGCAGGGATGACTGAAATACCGGAGATGAGAAGAACGTGGACGGATTGCTCATCAGCTGCATGAGCTGGTTGTAGGCGTTCACTTGCTCGCCCTGGGTGATGCCGGCCATCTGCGAGGCCTGTCCGGAGAGTTGGCTTGAGTTGTAGGCGTTGTAGGCTTCTACGCCAACTCCTGCCGCAAGTCCTATGCCAGCGACGACTGCGAGCGTCATGTTGCCTCCGGCAGCATCTGTGGTTTGAGAATGTTTCCTGGTAGATACTTCGAATCCGGATCTGGGTAGCTGATTTCTTCCTCTATGTCCTCGATGGTCGCGCCTTCTGCACGGTGTACCGTCATCACCAGCGTATCCTCGTGCGCCCAACCGGCCCGCTTGACTCCAGGCAGCGACACCAGGGGACAACTCGTGCCCTTGAAATGCACTTTAGCCCCGTCTCTTGCCACGGTGATGTCTCCACTGAGCACCATGAAGAAATGCTCTTTTCTATGCACCTTGCCGATTATCACAGCCCCTTTCGGTATCAGAAGTATCCGGATGTACATGCCATCGCACAGAAAATGACCCGTGGTAAGCCGGATCTGCGGCAACTTGGCTACTTCAGCCTGCAGAGCCTCTATGGACTCCCTCGTTGGCTTGAGCAACGGTTGTAATTGAGCATTCATGTCGCAGGCACCTGCGAGACCACCGTACCGTTTACGAACGTGATCGAGCCGTTGGCTCCAGCTGGCGTGAGTTTGGCCGTTACGATGGTCCCGGAGAATGTAACGGGCGGCGCGCTTGCTAACTGCAATTCATTTTGTAGAGCAGCAAAGTATGCAGTCGCGCAGCCTCTGGCATCGACGACCGGCGTGTTCATCTGGAATGGCAAGGGTTTAGCCATTACAGCGTCCCCAGGGCCATCTGCAGATCAGCCGATGTCAGGCGGTATTTGGTGCTGCCGAGCTTCCTGAAATGATACGCCCGGCGCCTGAAAGTCCCGCAGTTGTGAATGATGGGTCGCTTGAGCGACATATCTATGTTCCTGAAATTGCTCCAGCTTCCGGGATCGTAATCACTGTCGTTGAACCGCACCTGCAATGTGCCGCCCTCGTTCATGTCGGCATTGATGCGCATGGCTGCAAGGTACTTTCTCCTGTCCACCCCCGCATCGAAGTTAGGCGTATAGATATCCACCGGGAAGGGCACTCCCGCATCGTCCGGGAACTCGTAATCTCCGTCCATGAGATAAGTATTGCCATTGCTCGCGTGCTGAAACAGGTGCGCCGATATGGCGGATGAGGTCTGCACGAATCCTTGCGAGCAGATCGGATAGTAATTGCCGTTCGGATCGGTCCACTGATACCAGAACTTCTGGTCTATATCCAAGACGATCGTCATATTGAGATTTACATCTGTCAGAACGTAATATCTGTGGCCGCCGTGTTTGAACGCAAACGAGTAGATAACATCGGTCTTCTGCGCACCGTCCAATAGCCGCTCTATGGCAGGGTCTGACATGATGTGCATGTTCAGGTTATCCAGCATCAGGATCTGGGGGGAGATCGTGCGGTTGGAGGTCATCCAGAAGAGAAGTCCATCGATCTCCTGCACTGAGTCTGAATGAAAACAGCCGTAGTTGAGCATCGCTCCAGGGACTACCGAGAGCGGGGAGCCCGGAGGGGAATTTCCTGCGTCATAGAAGAATTCCGTCGTCCAGTCCTTTAAAGCAATGACGTACACCAGCTGCTTTGCGATGGCGACTCCACCATCCGGTTCGCTGATGGCTCGAATAAGCGTGGTCTGATCCCAGGCTAATGGCGCAAGAGTATTGGTCGATCCCCAGATCTGGCCGCCGTAGTCCATGACATACACAGTGCCATCCAGGCACACGATTCCGGGAACCGTGGGATTGGGGAAATTGCCATCGGTGATCTGGGTCAATGCGGCACTGATCGGAGGGACTGGCCCCGGTCCCCATTGGTTGGTCATATCGATGACCCAGGTATTCATGCCGTTGCCATAGACCAGCCAGGGACCGGCCAGCACTTCCGATGGCTGATCCACGTTGTGCGTGAAGGATGCTGGAACAGGCGTGAATCGACATTGCCTACCGGTACCTAAGCCGCTGGCCCCTCCGAAGTTAGTCCCTATCAGGGTAGTGGCTCCCTGCCAGTAGATGATAGTCACCGGACCGAACACTTGAATCAGCATCGGGTAAGTGGCATAGGGAGTCGCCACGGACCAGTTGTAAATCCCAAGTCCCGGCTCAACTCCCGCTGAATAATAGGGCGCCTGTTTCAAGCCCACGCGCTGCTGGACCTCGTATTCCTCGGTCACTTTGTTCTTTTCGGCAAAGGCGTTGACCAGACGCGAGTCCTGAAAAAAGGAATTCGCGCGGTTACTCGCCTGTGTCACCAGCGGCAGGCGATGGGGAATATCGATCGCGTTGCCTTCCCCTTTCACGTGAAGTTTCCTACTTGTCCTACAAATGATCTTTGATCTGGTGCAAAACTTGTTGAACTGTCCTCAGAATCCCAGTTGTTGAGCGCATCGAAGTATTTGGCCGCCATCTTCTCGCAGCGATCGACGATCACCTCCGGTTGCCCGGTGCATATCTGATCAGCCAACCCCCACTCCAGCGCCAGGAACCACTCGATGGGAAAATTCATATCATCCGTGATCGATACCAGCTGCTCTACCTGCTGCTGGATCAGCAGATGCACCGTTCCGGTCGCGGCATTAGTATCCGGCACGAGCCAGAACCACACGATCAGCTGATACTGCTGCTTATCGACGAAGTAGGAGTTGATCTGCCCTATCTGAGTGACCTGCGAGAGTCTCGACCAGTCATCCCGCGAGAGCGCAATGAGATTGCGGCGATTCTGGTACTGATCGAGGTAATAGCAGCTGTCGAGCACCCGCAATGGGCGGGTCATGTTGACGTTCCCGCCAGGCCCTATGGTGTAGGGATTCTGGCCTGCCACCAGTGGAACTGGTAGATCGTACTGCAGCCAGAGTCTCAACCCCTGCGTCTGCCAGGTGTTGATCATCTTGTTGAGCTTGCGCAGGTACTTTGCCAGCTGCTCGGAGCTAGGCTCATCGCCCTCCCCTATCAGGCCCGCATCCTCCATCGCATCGCAGATGCAGACGTAAGCGGAAGTTTCATCCGGGCTAGACATGATAGAGCTTGATCATTTCCAGCTGCACCGTGAAGTTCTGGATCTGCATGCCGGCGTCCTCCCCGGTCCCATAACCCGTAGTTCGGATGTTGATGTTGCCGTTGTAACCAGGATTGGCCTGATTCGGTTGCCATGGACCTACGACCGTGCAACTCTCACGCCCTCGCCCTGCAAGCGCGAATAGAACCTGATCGTTTAGTCCCGCCCAGCTGACCTGCACTTCAAGTCCGTCGCCGATGGAGTGCCAGATGTGCTGAACCGCGAGTCCGCAGAATACCGGGTGGGGGTCGTTGTTGGTGAAGTCCGACAATGCAACCGCGGGCGTCAAGACCGCATCTGCGGTATCGAGCACGCCGGTTACCTTGACAACTGCGTTCCTCCAGCCGTCATTCAGGACTGTAAAAGTGTACTTGTTAGCCATGTTCGCCTCACAGTCCGGATACCCGCTCGGCGTAGCCCATCTCGAATTCCCAAGCCGGAGCGCCGCCGCACGAAGTACCCCACATCTCCAGGGCGAAGTTTGTCCCAGGGCTGAGAGCGAACGGGCCACAAGGAATCGTGAGATTCTTTGCAGCACTCGCCGTCAATACGTTCGTCGGTGCTGTCACATCGCCAAAAGTAAACATCCACAGATCCTTGACTACAGGGATCGTGGATTGAATGGCACCGGAGCCCAACACCCGCTGTCCTGTAGAAGGTAGTGCCGTCACTACAGCCCCAAAGTACGCCTGCAGTTTGGATGAGTTGGAAGAACCCATGTTCATGTTGATCGTATTGAGCAGCGTTCCACCGGATGTGTAGCGCGACGACACATCACCCCGGATAGCCCAGTTCCAAAGAGTTGCGCTCGTCGGAGCGGCGGTCACTAGAAATCGCATCCACAGTGGGAAAATTGTTTTAGCATTCGGGTCCGAGTTGACACCAAGATTAGTGCAATAAAGCACCGGGACATTCTGTGCGTGGGTAGCCGAGGCGGTAGCCGCATCGTCAACAACCGAGGTCGTAGTGGCGATGCCGGTGCCTGCAGCTTGGCCAGAAGCCGCATTGGTCGAGGTGACGATGAACAATGAGCCTTCATCCAAAAGAGAATGCAGGCTCGGCCACATCGGCGTGACTTTCTGGGAGTTCGCCGAAGGAAAGTTGACATTAGCCATTTAAAATCTCCTAGAAAGTTAGGCCGCAGCCGGATTGATGAGGCCGTTGGCATCCGCAGCACCCGTGATTGGGCAGAAGTTCTGATTGAAGGCGAGCTTCGTGCCTGTGTTGATCCAGATTTGCGTTGAGGCCAAGCTCCAGATGCGATTGTCGTTGCACTGTCCGGTCCATGCGGTACCCGAGGTACTGATCGCAAGTCCGCTCGTCGTCGTGGTGTTAGGACGATTGATGTAGTTACGCGAGAACTCGAACTGCGTTAGACTATTCGCTCCGGCCGCAAGCATCGCCGCCGTATTGTTGAGAACCGCCCAGTTACCGTAGTTGTCCGTGATCGTCCAGCGATCATGGTTCGCGGTGGCCTTGAGCGCCGTGGTCGCAGCGGTCGTTCCCAAACTCTTGATGCGATTGCCCACGAAGCGGAAACCATCGCAGGTATTGGCAGCTCCCGCATCGGTGAACACCGTAAGCAGGTTAAGCGATGAGGACAGATCCCGGAACTCGCAGTATTCGATATCGAAGTCCCGAGTTCCGCCGACGATGGTGCCGGAAGCCACTGTCTGGCTGACGCTCACTAAATAAGTCCCGACTCCGCCCGTAGTGCCAGTGAGCTGAGAGACGATGAACGTGCCGGCCGCGAAGCCTGAAGTGGCTGAAGCCAGACTCATGCCTGGATAGGCCGTTCCGGTCGTTGCCGCAGTAACCGTCATGATGCCGGTTCCGGGAATGGACCCGGCTGCGATCGATGCCGTGAAGCTGAAGGTCACTGCCGTGAAAGCCGACGCGACCGCCGCGAAGTTGCACTCGAAGATGAAGTTCTGGATCGACATTCCGGCTACCTGCAGCGGAATGTTCGCCGTGGTGGCGGTCGAGAACTGAATCCTTGGCCGGTTCTCGCCGGTGCCTAGGCCTACGATCGCGACCCCGTTGGTGTTGAAGGTCAGTACCGTGCCGCTGGAATTCAGTCCCGCGGTTGTCGTCCCCGCACCGTTCACGACCTCGCGGTGATTGGGCTTGACGAAAATGATATCTCCCGTGCCGTTGCTGCACATGGTGAGCGCGTGCGAGAGAGAAGCGAAGGGGCGGTGGAACGTGCCCTTGCCGGGAGTAGCCGTGGCAGTGGTTCCGGCGCTATCCGAGCCGATCATGACGCCGGGGGGAACCGATGTCGTGACGGGACTGTTGCCGACCCAGAAAACGTTCCCGACCTGAGTCTGCAGTAGCGGGATTCCGCGCACGGAGAAGCCGCTGGCGAATCCTGCCGGGAAGTTGCTCATCTGAATGTTGGTTGAAGAAGACATAGTCACTCCTTTCCGAGTCCAGGCATTACCCCGGACAGTTGTGGTTCACACACTGTGACTCACGCGCTGGGGTTGCCAGCGCGTAGATTCACGCCGAATCGTCTGACTATGAATGCGTCTTCAGATACTCAGTCGCTTTTGCAAGCAACTCAGGATTCTCGAAGAAGCTACCGATGCCTTGATTGCAATGAGTGCAGAGCAAGCGACGAACTTATAAAATATCATAAATATCAACAATTTACCTCAAGGCCCGTTGCTGGCTAGGATACTTCGAGGATCAGTAGCTCCTACTGACACACGAAAGTAAGTGGAAGACAAAGCGTTCTTCGTCGTCCAATCGTTGTCTTGGCTGAACTCAGGCTTTGCTCTCCAGAACATCTGCATACCGTTCAGGCAGTTCGTGCGCACGAACCACGCATTGGGAGCCGTGAAGTAGTGATTGAGCTTGATCCCGCCCGGGAATGCATTCGTCGCCTTCAGCACGTTCAGCGCGTTGTTCGCATTGTCCGAAGACAGAACCGACTTCAGGATGCGATTGGCGTTGAACCACTGCTGGCGGGAGATATGCAGACTCGTCGGCATGATGTTGACGTAGAGATTGCGGTCCGTCTGCAGTCCCATCGCCTGGATACAGATGTCCTCCAGAGCAGCTTCCGATAGATCAGCCGCGGGCGAGAGCGCGTTGGAATACGTGCCTCCCGTGGTATTGACCTGTGCTGCATTGACCAGAGAGATTCCGGTCGCGAACTGAAAGACGTTGCCGGTGAAGGCATCGTTGTAGACAGCCGCTGCGATGTTCTCGACCGTCTGCGCGATGGAGAAAGCATTCGCCTGCGCACGACGCATGGAGACTACCTCGTAGAGGTTATCCATGAGTTCTTCGTGCGTCACGATGTAGCCCAACGCATACGCATAGTGCGTATAGCGCTGCACCGGCCCCTGGATCTCGGAATCGAAGCTCGTGGGAGCGCCTTCCGCCTTGATCGGAGCGAGCCCAAAGCCTGTGATCTGTACGTCCTCCTCGTAGGCTTGAGATGAATCGAGTTGATCGAAAATGTCGGTGTACTCGACCTGGTGTTCTGCGTACACCTGGCCCCAGAAAGCATGCACTCCGGGCCATAGTGCTTTTGGATGAGCTCCAGTGGAAATCACACCACCAGCCATAAAATTACTCCTCTAAAAAGTTTTGCTTGCGGCGATTCTCATCAGCCGTTAGCACTTGCAAATTGTGTGACACGTGTAGGCCACAGACGATCTCGGATTGCAAAGGAACGATATGATCGACGTGGTGCTCCACTCCAGTTGATAGAGTCTGTCTTTTGGCTGTTTCGTAAATTGCACGGATTTCTTTCATATCGGCCCAAGCAGGTATTGCTTGCAATTTTCTGGCGTAATAAGCCATTCGCGCAAAGTTACGGCTGCCGGGATTTCGACTCCACCATGCCTGTCTACTTTCACGAGTAGCATCTGGATTGGATGCCCTTGCCTTATTCCTTCGTTCACGATGAAAATCAGGATCAGACCAGTAACGATCCTTGTCATATTGCCTTTCACGAGCGACATACTCAGGATCAAGCCGAAGTCTTTTTATCCGTTCTCGTTCATACTCGCGATTACTTTCTCGCCAACGAGCAACGGACGCGGCTACTCTTTCAGGATTATTAGCTCTGTAACGAGCCATCCTTTCTCTAGTAGCCGCACGAGCCTTATCAGGATCAGCCCAATACTCTCGGGCTTTCCTTGCTCGATTCTGAGATGCCGTTTCCACTTAGAAGCCGTAGCCGGACGTGACTGTACCCAACGTCCGATACTGGTGGCTGTTGATGAGCACGAGCCACTTCGCATACTTGCCGAAGGTGTTCCATGCGCCGTTGTCGTATATCTGCGCGAGCCCGAAGATTTTGAAGTTGTAGGCAGCGCCTCCAGAGCCTGCAGCAGGAGCGGTGCCGTTGTCCAGATACACTCCGGACCACGCAGCTCCTGTGGCCGGTGCCGCATAGGCGAAGTTCGCGTTCTCGCTCGTCGCGGTCTTGGTGAGCAGCGTTCCGGTGCCGCCCTCCTGGATCATGAAGATGATGTTCGGATCATCCGCCACCAGCGCGTAATAGTTCTGCGTCTTGGTCGCAGGCGCGTTGGTGAGCACGAGGTTCGCCGGGTTGATGTAGGGTCCACCGCGAAAGCTCACGCTCGAGCTAGAACTCGCGCCGATGGCGACAATTGCCCCGACCATCGGATTTCCGGCTGTCGCCAGCGTGATCGTCTGGATACCGGATGCGCCATCCAAGCCATTCTGCAGCGCCACCGGATCACCCGGATAGTAAGCGTTGCCGTCAGTCTGATCGATGTAGTACAAGCGAGCCTGACCAGTCCAATTCGCGCCAGATAGGTACTGCACGGGCGTCAGGCCTTGCACCTTTGAGATGTTTGCCATTTGTCAAATCTCCATAGAGTTAAGGTTCACCGACTGCCTTTTCGAGCTGGCCTGTTGAACAGAGCTCGTGCAACACCCGTTCTGTCTTTGTCCACATATCTCAAACTTGAATCTGAGCCGGAAGTCTTCTCCGAACCCATGATCTGATCGCCGCGAAAGATGGTGCCCAGCTTAGTGGCCTCTTTCTCATCGATTTGGTAGCGATCCTTGTTCCACCACTCCTCGCGCAGCTTCATCAGGTACTGCATCTCTGGCTTGCCGTTATTTCCGGTCTTGTTGCCGATGATGCTGATGCGAGAATCGAGCGACTGATTGCCGCTCTTGGTGCTATCTCCGCCCACGTCCTGAGTATCGAGGGACTGGGCGATGTCCAATTCATCCGTGAGAACGAACTCGTATCCAGCACGAAGGGCAGCCGGGACGTTCTCCTCCAGATGCCAGTGCGGGTGATAGCCAGGTATCTCGGGAGTCTCCATCTTCCGGCGAGGAACCGACATCGGTACGCGGGTGCGTTCCGTGACATCGACTTTCGTTCGATTGGCGGGGTTAGCCATCTTCATTCACTCCGGTGATACATGTCCGCGTAATATTTGCGGAACGCAGCCAAATCCTTGAACGTCTTTCCTGGACCAGTTACCCGGACTGACTGCTTATCACACGTGAGTTTCACGTCAGCCGGCAGGTCTGCGTAGGTTTTGCCTGAAGTGCCTGTCTCCGAGCTTCCTCTGGAGCCCTCTACCTTGGAGGCGGCTTGTCGGGCGCTCTGGCCGCCCAGGCGGGCGAATTCCGACTCCATGGTCTCGGTCACTTTCTCCAGAAACTCCTTCTGGGCGAGCGCTGCGGTGGCAGGTTGGCGTCTCAATCGAGCCGCTATGGCTATTGCCATATCGGTCTTCAGCTCATCCTTCTGCCACCAGTCGTTCGCTTCGATCCACGCCTGCCACTCAGGGGTGGATGACATATCGCCGTTTGCCTTGGTTTCTGGCTTCTTTTCTGGAGTCTTGGCTGCCTTTGCTATGGCTTCCTGGTGCTCATCGAGTTGCTCGGTGAGTGCCACTACGGTCTCGACTTCACCCTCTTTGCGGGCGGTCTCGATCGCCGTGACCAGTTCCTTTTTTCTGTCTTTGGCCGCCCGCATGGTAGCTTCCGTGTGAATCTCAGTCAAAGCCTTGATGGCGTCCTGAGACTCCTGGATCTGCGCCTTGAGCCGGCTCTGCTCGCTCCGAAGGTTCGAAACCTCGCTTCTCAAGTCCCGGTTCTGCGCCTTGACGATGGGTAGAAGGCTCTCGCCGCGCTCCACATACGTCTGCGCATCGATCCAGCGTTCAGGATCGCCCTTGAAAGACTCTTTCGGGCTCCAGCCCATACCGATGGCTTTTTCCTCGACTGTTTCGCTCATGCTGATTTCCTCGCCTCTACTGCATCATCCACAGTGCAAAATATGTCCCTATCGTTGACTATGCGGTACAGTTTCCCGTCCTGACCGGTCGCCATGCGGCCCGAGAAACCAGCAATCAGGACGATATCGCCCACTCTTGCCCTAGGAACCGGTTCATCGTCCCAGGCCGTGCGTCCGACCTCGAGCACGATGGCCTGATTGACCAGCATCTGCGTCTTCTCTTCCAGAGACGGGGGAACGACGATCACGCTGTCTTTCCTTTCGGGCTCGTGGGCAACGAGCAATACCGCTCTGCCCTGCGGGTGCAGCCCTGACTTATTGCTCACCTTCATCTTTCATGTCCTCTATTTGCTCGTAATCCAGTTCGATGAGTCTCTGATATGCCTTGAATTCGCCCACGGCCGAGACGTTAGCGGCATGGGTAACGGCCGGATCTTCACCGTTGAAAGTGCCACTAGACCATTGCTCCGTTAGCGCCTGCTGGGACTTGCGCAGGAGCTTGAAGAAGTCCTGCGTTACCGGGTCCGCTTTCCAACTTTTGAACTCCTCCTCCGTCACCTTCCTCTCCTTTCAGTGCCTCGAGTCTCTCATTGATCATGTCGGACCTGATCTTGAAGGCGTTGATGATCTTGTCGAACATCTCGAGCCTCAAAGCCGCGTGCTCGACCTGAGCGTCCGCCATGAGCTTCAGGGCCTCGGCCTCCAGTTTCGCGATCTCCGCATTCATCTTGCGACGCTCCTCCATCAGCTGCATCTTGAACATCTGCACCTTGGCCTGAACTTCCATCTGCTTACCCTGGAGCTTCAATTGCTCGAGCGCTGCCTTTGGGTTCGGGAGAGGAGGCACTTTGTCCGCGCCTGGATAGAACTTATCGACTTCCTCTACCCCCAGAGCCCGAAGGAAGTTCTTTTCAACTTCCGGGACGTTGTATCCAGGAACCTGCATGGCGGCCGTGCGCATTCCTCCAGCCTGTGCGATACGGGTCGCACGCGAGACGATGTTGGGATCGGCCACCGGCACCACGAGATCCGCATTGCCTTTGTAGTCCTCTCGCAAGGCATAGGATTTCCCCGTCCCGAAAGACTGTTTCTGCGGTAGGTACATGGAATTGA